TAATTAGCTGGTATAACAATATGTTAAATACAGCGAAATTTTATGCTGTTTTACGTATTATGATACATAAATGGCCTGTGTATTTTAATTTCGCATGTACTACTACATTATTGTTTATTCCATTTATCATATATTTATTGTTATGTATGAAATTGAATGTTGTTACATTATTGGTTAGTGGATGTTTTGGTTTTATATTTATTTGGGCTATGAGTATATGGGCAGTTTATAGGGATTTATTGCGTCAAATATCTACTATTCCCGGGGCATTGTCATTTTTTGCCGAGGAGAGCAAAGTTCTTATACGTAACTATGCTAATTCGTTAATCGTAGGGAGTGCATTGGTTACGATGGTAATTTGTGTTTACAATGCCTACAAACCGAAGAGTCAATTTTGGAGTTATAAAGATACCATTCCCGAAGCTATGGTGGCAAGTACGAAACGCAGTGAAGTGTCTCGCACTACCACTGTTGATTCTCTAACACCATTAGTCAAACGTGATCTTGGTATATTAACAGTGAGATCAGCAGGCCGTACTAACCAATGTTTGGTTTTTCCGATTAAGAGTAATTTTTTCTTAACGGTTAATCACATGTTGCCTACGCACGGCGAAGTTATGATTTCAATAGAACATGAAGATGGTGCTGTTAAAACGGTAGCTAACCAAACAGTTCCACAGATCCATATACAACGTTTAGTTGATAAAGATTTGGCCATAATTTATGTCCCATCAGCTGTACCTCGTAAGTGTTATTTGGAGTACTTTCCCGGTGATACAGTTTGGCATGAATCTATACCAGCTGTTTTAATCACAAAAGATTTGGAGACACGAGATACAATGTCACACCCTACAAAATTATTACGGTATGGTAGTTATTTACACGGTAGGCGCATAACAACAGATCAAGCTACTATACATAACCCATACGAATACGAATTGAAGTGTGGGACAAAATGCGGTATGTGTACATCTGTATTGATGGATTATGATAGAGCTATTATTTACGGTTTTCACGTGGCAGGTAGGAACCACACTGGAATGATGTCTATGATTTGCAGGAAAGACATAGATGGACTTATCAATTCATTCGATGTGTTTACCCCAGTATCGCGATCTGCACTGTATATGGGTAATAATATATTGTCTCATGGAATTGGACTTATTTCGTCAGTTGTTGCCGATGAATCGGTGAACTTACCTATAGATAAACATAATTTAGTGTGCCATGGGGTTATTGAGGGTGCAGGAGCAACTTTTAAGAATCCTTTCAAAAAATCAAAATTTTTTAAGGAGATAGTTAAAGAATTCGGTAGTCCTACATATGGTCCTCCTCAGGAGATCAATAGTGTTTATCATAAGCGTAAAGCTTTGTCAAAATTGGCACAACCTTGTCAAAATTTCCCTTTTAATAAGGTTGAAGCTGCTAGGCAAGATTATATACAGCCTATTTTTGAGTGCATTGATCAAATGTCTGACTCAGAGCGCTTGCGTATTAGTAAATCTTTAACTATAAATGAAGCCCTGGATGGTATTGGGATTACGTGCCTTAGTGGACTTGATAATTCTACTTCCGTAGGTTTTCCTTTTAGGGGTAAGAAAAAAGATTTTTTGGAACGTGATGCTTTTGATCCCAATATTCCCAAACATCCAAGAGAGCTCATAGTCAACAACGGGGTTGATATGCAGGCTGAGGTTGAATGTCTTAGGAAGAAATATCTTAATGGCGAGAGTTCAGGTGCAATTTTTAAAGCATCCATGAAGAGTAATGAGCTATTACCTATATCTAAGGTGAAGGCTCGAGTTTTTATGGGTTGTAACTTCCCATTTTTGATATTATGTCGTATGACATTCGCTCCCTTTATTCGACTAGTGGAGGCCAATAAAAATTTATTTGAGGCTGCAGTAGGTACTGATATGAATTCTATACAAGCAGAAGAAATGTTTAAACATTTGACCAGATTTGATTGTGAACATATTGTAGCTCTCGATTATGCTGCTTTCGATCAGACTATGTCTGCACAAGTATCAACCGCAGCATCTAAAGTTATTGTTGATATACTTCGACGATGTGGATCTAGTGATGACGAGATTAAGGTGGCCACAGGGTTGTTAACTGATATTAATTATCCAATTATACATTATTTTGGGGTTATTATTCAGTTGGCTAACAGTAATCCATCTGGACAGCCATTAACCACTCATCTTAACGGTATAGTTAATTCTTTGTACCTTCGAATCTTCTTTAATGACATTTATCCGAATATATTAGATAAAGTGAAGTATAGAGATTGTGTTGTGACATTAACGTACGGTGATGACAATATCAATGGAGTTCACCCTGATTACCATGAATTTAATGGTGTTAATATAGTTCAAGTTGGTCAAAATTATGGTCTTAAAATAACCATGGCCGCTAAAGACGCTGATATTGTCCCTTTTACGGATATTTATAATAGTGGATTCCTTAAACGTAACTTTAGATTTGATGAGAGCATTAACCATATTGTTGCATGCATGGAAACAACATCTATTGTCAAAGCTATACATTGGTATAAAAAGGATAGCCCACAAAGTGAAGAAACCGCATTTGCAGATAAGGCCGATGGGATGATGCGAAATGCTCGGTATATCTCACGAGAGTATTTTGAGGAGATAAAATCTAAATTACGTAGAGTAGCAGATAACTGTAATATAGCGGATATTATCTTCTGGTATGATTATGATGCTTTAAGCAAACAAGTTAAAGATAAATATTATACAAATTATAGACCGGGCCATTATTATGACGACTTTGAGTTTGATTCACAATCCAATATCGAGGCTGTTTGTAATATTTGTGATGGAAGTGATAGGAGATATGAAATTATCCATGGTAATTTAACTGAAGTTATTAATCTATTTGACACCGATACGGCTGTTGATATTATAGATACTGAGCCAATTGAAGTACGTCAAATGGTGGTTATCTGTAAGGTTCCAATACTGTTAAACCAATTCAAACAATTTTTACGCCGACTATACGTTACATTAGGACCTTGCATGTTGGGAGTACAGTATCGTACATTTATTCGAGCATTTCTCGAAGTTGTAGATTATGACATGTTATTATCGTGTAATCATCCAGATAACAATTATGGTATACCATTTATAAATGGAATAGTACAGTATACATCTGGTCCTTATACATCTCAATCTTTAACAGTGCCCATAGTTGCCGCGTCTATTGTTATCAAACTATCCTTGATTTGTATATTGATAGGTATATTAGACACAATATGGATTTTTCTTAAAACTTTTACTTTACCTTTCATACAACCATGGAGGAAAATTTGTGAGGTACCTATAACACTAGCATACAAGTATTTATTGCCACTTGTTTCATCTAGTGGTATCCAAGTGCAAGTTGATATATACCGTGAGCAATTGCGATATATTCGTGTTGGTCGTGCTATTGAGTTAGGTTTGGATGAGAAACAAATTATTAGCGAAGTTGAAGAATACCTTAAATATATTGAGGTATTGATGATGACCTCTATTTGTAGTCCATATTGTGCTAGAGCTTTCTCAATGGCACATAAAGAATTAACTATTATGTTGACTGACATCGCTTTAGAGACGACTAATGAGTTGATTAGAGCTCAACCGTTTGCAATGGCATTTGTAGGTAAACCAGGAGTTGGAAAAACTGCACTTGCTTTGGCCTTATCTAAGGATATTATGGATGAGTATCATGTTTTTGATATAAAGAATACGGTCATTATGAACGAAACTGATGAGTATCAATCCGAATTTCGAACAAATCATGAGGTAGTTATATTTGATGACGTAGCCAATTCACGACCTGATTGTACAGATACGATCAACCCTACCCGTAAATTAATTGATTTTATTAACAATGTACCTAAAAGTGCTATTAGTCCCTTTTTAGAACTGAAAGGTATCGTTAAGATACGTCCGAAACTCGTAGTAGTTACTAGTAATGCCGCTCAACTAGATGCTGGTTCATATACACTATCGCCCCAATCAATTCATCGTAGGTTTGTGATGATCAACGTAGATATGAAGCCGAATGCAAAGATAGATCATTCTAGTCTTACTTTTTCGCATTTACATTTTACTATTGCATATCCGGGAATGCAAGACAATTATTGTTTGAATGGCCAATTTGTTCAGACAGGCTATCAATTCGGATCCAATTATAATGAAGCCGCTCGAAGTGAGTACATGAAATATTATGGCCCAACAATAGGTGCCCAAGTGTGTCAAACACAAAATACGGTAATATCATATGATCAACTTAAAGTTGCTTTGTTAGAATTAGCCGGTGTACATTATGCACAACAAGATAGTTTTTTGAGTAATGTTAATAAGTATCTTGGGAGCTTTAAATCACAATCATTGAGTATTGAACCACAAAGTCATCGTGATCTTAAAAGTATCTGTGGATTACTATCTGCCGAGATCATAGACGATTATGGCGATTGTTTGTTGTATAGACACAATGGATCTATATGTCTTTATATCGTCAATCGTGAAGGTTGGCAACTTGCGTGCCAAATTAAACAAGTATATCAAGGGCATTTGGTGTTAGGGTACCATTATAACAATTGTCAACGTTATAGGACAGAGAAAATATATATTTATAGAAACATATTTAAAATTACCCATTTATGGTTTAAATGTCTATGGGTTTATATCACCAATTGTTTTATTTTCCGAAAATGGAAGTCACAAAGTGAGACAGTTACGACACCTAGCAGTATGGATGCTCTATTAGATTATTATACAGATCGTCGTATTAATAATACTAGAGCATTACATAGTGCGCGGCAGCATTTAGTGAGCACACATACAAAAGATATGGAGTATGATCTATATTTATCTTGCTTAAAAGGTACTCATTTTAGTTCATTACCAGTGGTGCGAGAATGGACTTTGCGAGGTCAGCCCTGTTATAAAGGAGATTTGGTTATATACGATTCTTTTTATGATGTATTTTTGGTGATAGAATATAAGCGCGAGCTTAAATTAACAAAATTATTACATCAATTGTATAGATCTACATCTATGTTTGCGGCCGTTTCGCATGCAACAGAAGTAATAATGGTTTTTTACACTAATACTTCTGGTTTGACTTACGCAAACCACACAGGTAAGATTGACAATATTTTGACTATATTACGATTTTACAATATTGCACATGATATACGCGATAATATGTTGCATATGCCTGCAATATACAATGGTGAGTCTACGGCGGAGGCTATTTCCGAACTACAAGTTACTTATAACTTGTACCAGAATACGCAGCCGATTCGCACCATAACGATTTAAAGTCGATTTAAATCACAACAACTCATTGAATTTGAAATTCTAAACCTAGATAGGGTTTAGAATTGGATAATTCTAAACCTTTAGTAGTTTTTAGGTTAATCTCGGAGTAAGGCCGAGTGGACATTGAGTATAAATAATGTCTTACAGCATAGCTGTAGCCAATCACATGATTTTGATTAATCATCTAATTTGTAAGACCCAAGTGGTTTTTTATTCTATTTATAGAAGAATTTTGTGATCGGCTACC